TTCCACCACCGCCACCCGCGCCACGCCTCATCGCTTCAGGCGTCGTGCCACCAAGATTTGAACTGCCCGGACCCGTACCACTGGTTTTTCCAATCTGGTTTTCCCAATTGGTGAAACCGGGAGCCGCCTGACCGCCTATTGGTGTTCCTTGCCCCTGAAACTCGTTGAGTTTGAATCCCGCCGCTTTGAGCCGTTTCAGCCACTCCGCTTCGGTTTCACCCGGCAACATCTTTTGGAAATCTTCTTCCGTTTGATAAGATTGTTCGCCGCTATATCCGGTATCGCCGCCGCCATAATCGCCTGTATCACTCATTGGATTTCCAGTTCAAGTTCGTCCCACACGGGGGCGGTGTTACCAATATGCTTAACCTCGATGCTGCGCTGCACAAATGCTCCACAACGTCTAACCATCGGTTTCTGTGCATTTAAGTCAATGATACGGTATGGTCTATTGGTTGCATAGTCGTCGTCCGACCACCGTACCATTGCGGTGTCATCTACTGATTCCGTAGTCAGAGAAATCCGTCCCATCGTCTTGACCTTGAAGGTTCCGCCATCAAGGTTTTGCGACCTAACACTACGGTTGATCGGGATGCCGTTGTCTTGGTAGAGACTTGGAAGGATGTTGTAGAGATGCCCGTCTGATTCATGCAGCATCAAATCCACTCCCGCACAGTCGGCGTACTTGGTGAACTTGTAGTAGGTTTCGGTATAGGGATAAGCCAGAATCGTCCCTGTGGCAGGGGTCGTAAGCCCCGCTGCGACCTGAATGGTAAAGGTGGTGGTGTCCACATACTGAATCTGCCAGATGCCGTTATAACCCGTTTGAACGGCTCCGCTGATCTTGACCGGATCACCATCGACTAGCCCGTGGGCGGTACTCGTTACTACTGTGGCAGTCGTACCCACAAGGGTAATCGAGGTTACGGATTTGCTGGAACCCAAAGTAAGGCTGGTCCACTGATACCAATGCTGGCTAGTCAGGTCGTAAACAAGAGTGATGTTTGAAGTTACGAGAGTCAGCAGGTAAAGCGAATGCCCCATGATCTTGAGTCCGTAAGCATGGACGGTTGCCAGATCATCTTCATTCAGGATCCGTTCAACATCGGGGGTCGAGACCTTTGCCTGTTGAATGCCCACCATCGTATAGACGCTTCTCCCCCGCTGGCGGGCTTGGGCAACCCATACCAAGGCTCCGTCCAGATTCGCAATGGAATAGCCTGACGCACAACCTACGAGGGTAAATCCGTTGTCCACCGGAGAGAGAGGGGAACCCGTGGCGTTAGCAGCATCGTAGAAGAACTCGGTTGACCACTCTTTGAAGGCAACGATGTAGTTCAAAGACTTCGCCAAGGCTTTCCCATCCCCCGGTTCATTCTGCGCGGCGGTATAGTCCAGCACCCCCCAAGAGGTCGGATTGTCCTGTGCGGAGTTGTAGATCACCCCGTTTACGTCCATCACCACGAAATAGCCGTTGATATAGGCGATACCTGGAACTGTATTTCTCCCACCGGAAGCGGTAATGGTTCCCGTCGCGGGGGTCGCAGGGGCATTCGCCACGGTGTAGGTAAACGAGGCTCCGGTAATCAATGCAGGATCACCCGCGATAATCACGCCGGTTGCGGGGCTGATGGGAGAAGCGGGAATGCCCGGTAGCGTGTAACTAAAGGTCGTGGTCGAGAGAACCGTGATGAAGATCGGGCCGTTATAGACAATCGGAGTCGCACCGGAAATCGTGATGTACTTGCCGGTTGAATAATGATGCGCCGCCGAGGTCGTAACCGTGGCAACGTTGCTGGAACAGGTAATACTGGAGACTGTCGGAGAAGTCGGTTGCCCTGCAAGCCCCGTGAAGGTTCCGGGTGATGCCCCACCAAAGCCGGTAGAAGTCAGGACGAACGTTCCTTGTGCCGCGCTGGAAACGGTACAGGCTCCCATTGCCAAAGCGTTGACGGTGAACACATCGCCGTTAACGAGCGACCCCTGATCTTCTGGACGTTGGTAGGTACAGTTAAAGACAGTCGGGGTGGCAACGGTGTTCGTGCCGGTAAAGGTCAGCGTATAGGGATTAATGATCGGTGAGCCACCGGCAGGGCTGGAAATATCCGTACCCGTGACCGTGACCGTAAAGCTGAATTGCGTAGCCGAAATCCAAGTAATCGTCTTGTCGCCGTTGTACTCTGCCTGATTTGCCCCTTGAATTGGGACCACCTGACCGTTGATAAAACCGTGCGGCTGCGTGGTACTCGTCGCTGTTGCAGTCGTACCGGAACGGGTAATCGTAATCGGGATTTCCACGGCAGCACGAATGCTGGACGGGGTAACGCCTGTGATGGTGTGGACCCCGTTGTAATCCGCTTGTACCGCACCCGCAATCGTAACTGCGCTACCCACCTGAAAGTTGGTGTCTGTGGCGGTCGTTGCCGTAGCGGTAGTGCTGCTGCGCGTAATGCTGGTTACGTTGACCGTAGAAATGCCGGGGTAGTCTGCGTCCGTAATCAGGGTTGGTGTTCCGCTAGGTACCAATGTCCATGCCTGCGAAGCGTTCTTGAACATCAGGTAATCAACACCCGCGTTTGCGCCATTAGACTGAGAAGAAAACGGAAGGCTTGCGGTGGTGGGAGAAAGCGATACGACGTTTACATTGGAATAAGTATAGGCAAAGGCGGTCGCACCAAAGTTAGCTGTAATTCCGCCCGCTGCCGATCCGTTTCCACCAAACGCCGCATATAGGTTTCCGCTAGGTACGTCGCTGCCGGTTGCCTGATATACGAATACCCCATTCTTGAAGAATGAAATGGTACGGAAATTGGTGTCATATACGATGCCCAATACATCACCGACCGTAATCGACACAATGGGATAGACCAATACTCCGTTTTTAACAAGTCCATTCGGGATGGAGTAACCCAATCCATTATTGGTGCTACCGGGATAACTCGTAATCGTTTCCGACGAGTTTGCCATGCCGATATACCAACTCGTACCAGATGTGAGAGTCGCCTCCCATACCCCTACTCCGGTAGTAAACGCAGAGCCAGAGCGCACCATACCGGGGTTTGCGGTAATTGCTGCCGACAGATTCCCGCCACTTAGGGTAACGTCTGCGTCCTTATCCGAGGCATTCCACGTTGTCGTGACTGATGTTAGTGCCGATGTAACGGTACAAAAATAATCCCCGATAATCGCCTTGATCCCATTCCAATAGACAAGCAGTTGGGCAACGCCAGAACGAACCAACCCGTAGTCCGAACAGCCCGGACGCTTTCTCAGCCGTTTGGTCTGCCCTTGAACCTCGATAATGCCATTGGTGGACTTGGCATCTTTCGATACCCCTCCATTCCGGCTTTCGAGATTAACGGCTATTGGAATTCGTGGCATCAGGCACCCGTGAGAATGTTCTGGTGACGGGGATTCATTACTCTGGCGACTTCAGAGTACAACTTGATCGGCTGCATATTCATTCGCTTTATCCGCGCCTTCGTGGTCGCTGCCATTTGCGTAACCAAGGGGTTAGGCACTTTCTCAAACTCCGGTGCGATTTCGAGAGCGAGGTTATAGACAATGGCATTCTCCCAACCCGGAGCCAGATAAGCCGTGGTTGCGGTCGTCGTATAAGCCATCTGCGGCGTCCACGTGAGAACGTGCAGGGTGTAGGTACTCGCGGGAACCGGATAGGGCCACAAGTTTCCGAGTGGCATGTCCGGTGAGTAGTACAGGTATTGTGGTAGTTCGCTCGTTGAGGATTTCAGCCCAATAGAGGCGTATTCATCGGAGTTGATGAGCGTCACATTGTAGGATGAACCGTTGCTGTCAACGATGTATGCCCCTTCAATTTTGACGGGGCGGTTAGTATTCAGATCACCTCCTAACCCAATGGTGTAGGACGCCTGACTTGCAACCAAGGTCAGGGATTCATCCTGAATCGCCGTACACGCAAGCCTCTCCGTGCGCCAGCTATCCAGCATAGCATTCAGGGCTTCTAGGCCCGTGGTGTATTCATCGGTGGTCGGGGAGACACCGGGACTGATCTGACTAATCAGCCGCATCGCACGATCTATTAGTGACGATGCAGCAACTGCTGTACCGCTTAGGGTCACTATAGTCGTCATGTCATTTCACCTTTGGCGGGCGGCCAACTTTGGCCTTGGTAATGGTGCCTTCGATTGCCGGAGTTTCTACTTTTACCGGCTTGGTTTGCAGTTCTTCCGGCTTCTCAATCTGCCAACCGTAGCCGGTCAGACGAGTCAGTTCCACATTGTCGTAAACGTGGGTAAAGCCGTTGTATTCGTGCTTCATACGGATCGGGAAAATCAATTGGGCCATTTTCTTCCTTTCAGGCGGCAATTTTTAGATGCTTGGGAGGTACGGGTGTAGAGGATTCGCTGCCACCAGGACACCCCAACAGGAATTTGTGAAAGTTACCGGGGTACGCTTTATCAGGACTATGATGAGTGAGATTCAGGTCGGGAATGATCCAGATCGTTTCGCCCATTGCATTCCAGCGGCGCGAGAAAGAATAGTCCTCGCCATACCAGACAAAGTTATGCGCCCCATGATTGAACAGGTCCACCAACGGGTTGATTTCTTCACCGTACAGCAGTTCGGGATACGCCTTGGCGAATTTATTCACGCCCTTTCGGGTGATCTTCATAAACCCTGCCGGAATGGATTGGGCCTTGATACAACCGTCCTCCCGTACAATGGGCTTTCCTTCAATGTCGGGAAAGAGCGAACCCATGTATTCTTCGGGTTCTCCTTTGAACCGATACGTTCCTGCTACCACATCGCCCTCGGTTTCAATGAGGGTCAGGAGGTCTTGTGGGTCCCACTGTACATCGTGGTCGATAAAGACGATGGTCGTTGCTTTGGCGTCCAAGGCTTTGCGAAGCATCATGGAACGCGCCGCAGAGATATAGGGACACCCGATCTGATAGACCGCGCCTTCTTCCCAACCCGCTGCCGTAATCAGGGGAATCGACGCCTGTAAGGAGTCGAGTGTCACCTGATAAGGCTTATGCAGGGTTGGGATGCAAAAAACTACCTTCTTGACACCCTCGTCTTTCAGGGCATGAGAAGGGAAATTAAACGGGGTTTCAATTGTGCTGGTAGTCATAGGGAAAGGGGGGCCGAAGCCCCCCGATCTATTAGGCCGTTGCCCAAATGCCTAGTCCGATGAACGTCTTTTGCACTTCCTGCGCCCATGCGAGTTGCGTAGCGCCGAAGTCCGTAGACGACGAGATACCGCTGGTCGCATGCAGTTGCGAGGAGTAGGCCCGCTGAATCACGGGAACTGCTCCATAGAACGCGACCTTGGCAGTAGATGCCTTGCCAATAACGCAGCCATCCGGCGAGTTGTAGCCGATGGTTTCATACGAGGTTGGAATAGCCATGTTGAATCTCCTTAGTTAGTGATACGGCAAGACCAGTACGGACGAACGGTCTTGAAGCCGTAAAGGATATCAATACGCATCAAGAGTTCATCGTTACGAATGTCAGAACCTTGCCAGACCCGAAGGCTGAAACCGTCTTGAGTCATGCGCGAGCATTTGGCAGCATCGGCCATCAGCGGCAGATCGGCGGTCACGAAAGCGAAAGCGTCACGGTGATACATCAGGTTTTGCCTGAGGATCGCAGAGTCGCCACCGATTACCGTTACCACGGCACTGTTGAAGGTCGTTGCCGTACAAGCTGCGCCTGCCGAAGTACAGATGTTGCGTTTCGCCAGAGTCGCCGCAGTCGCACCCAAGTGAGTCGGGGGCGAGATGGTCAAAGCGCCGTTCGTACCCGTCACCACAACGAATTGTTGCAGGTGGGCATAAGGGGCTTTGGTTTCAGGGTGGCAGGCGTAAACACCGGCTACCGTGAAAACGTCGCCAACCGCCAGAACGCCACCGCCACCCGTAATGTCGAGGGTGTTGCCACCATCGGTCACGGTCGAGGTTGCGTTAACGGTGACGGTCGTATGATCCGAGCCGCAGGCCAGAACATAGGTACGTTCGTTTTCGTAGAAGTCTGCCATCGCGGTACGTGCGATAAAGCCTTCGGTGAACGCTTCTTTGACCTGATCTTGCGGGAGGAACAGACCTTTGATGCCGTTTGCCACAGACGCCATTGTGATTGAGTCGAACTGGCAGGAACGGTTTCCGTCTTTCGGAGCCAAGCCCTGATTCAGTTTTGCGCGAGCAATACCGAGGGCAGAGGTGTCCGAGAAACCGGAGGTCACAGTACCGACAACCGTACCGGCAGTACCGGCAACGTTGAAGGTGTCTTTCGTCGCGGTGGCAATCAAGTCGCCCTCAATGCCGGACACCAGGACCGACATAGCCGGTTCGATGTAACGGGAACTAAACTCGTCAATGGAGAGAGCGAGTTCGGCAGAGTTGAACTTCATGTCCACACCGTCCTGCGTGGCGACGGTCAAGTTCTGGCTGGTTTCAGCCTGATCTTGCACGGCCATGATGCGGGAACCTTGGCGACGGGAGTATTGGTTGGGATTGCGGATACGCAGGGTATCCCCGATTTTTGCACCGGCTTTCGCGTATGAATCATCGAAAGACCGATTGACGGTGGAGAGGAAAGTCGCCTTTTCGTGCGCGATGCGCAGGGCTTCTTTCGTCACCATGTCGATGGTCAGAACGGTATTGCTCATGTTTATTCCTTAGAAGGGTTATCGCCTTCCCATTTCCTTCCGACGCTGAGCAACAAATTCTTTCCACGGCAATTCAAAGGTATCTTTCTTGACGGGGGCTTTGCCAGCATTGGGGACAATAGGCGGAGGCGTATTGGTCGGTTTTGGCGTAGCCGTAAGTTTGGTTTCAAGGTCACGAATGGCGTAAACCTGCTCAATGTCGTCAAGACGGGAGATTCTTTCCCGTTCGGCTTCATTTTGACCAAGGTAGTAGTACAACTCTCCCGTGTGGGCAGAACGGAGCATTGCCGCTTGCATGGCAGGCGGGGCTTCGTAACTGAGGGCCACTTCGTTAAAGTCATCGTACTTGTCCTGTGCCGGTTTCAGCTTTGGCAACACCTTGGCGGCTTGTTCGGCCTTCTGGCGTGCGTATTGCTGCGCTTCCGTTTCCTGCCGAATCCCTTGCATCTTCTGATCGACTTTCCAGTCGGTCAGGGCTGCGATGTAGGTTTCGTAGTCCTTGAAATTACTCGGTACGGGTTCGCCTGACGGTTGTTCAGTCTTGGCAGGGGCGCGGAGTTCGGCAAGTTGCCTTTCGGCATACGCTGCGCGGGCTTCGGCTTCCGCCACTCTTTGCAAACGTCGAGACTCTTTTGCAAGCCGCGTTTGAACGATTTTGTCCACTTCGGACTGTTTGAAACTACGTTCTTCAACGGGCGCTTCCGGCGACTCCCCTTCTGGGGTGACAACCTGTTCTGCCGTAGAGACAGGTTCTGGCGTAGCGATTGGGGCCGCTACTGGCTCAACTGGTGTTCCAACATCACTCATGGTTCGCTCCACTAGGAAGCCCCTACTGTGCGAGTAGGTGCGCTTAATTTACTCCAATTTACGTCATTTGCAAGTATTTTCTGATTTAGTGCAAAAGCAAGAAAGTCTCCTCTTCCTCCATCATCGCTAATTGTCGCTTAACTTCGCGTAAATACAGTTCTGCGTAAATTTCCTTATAAGCCAATTCTGCACGTTCAAAAGCCGCAATCAGGGGTGCTGTGGTGTCCGGTTCTTCGACATGCTGCGCCGCAACAGAA